GACGCAGTCAACCAGATCCAGTCCGTGGAATGGGCCATCAATCCCAAGGTGCTTGAGGTCATCAAGCACTGCTTCGAGAACAACCTGATGGTGGGAGGCATCCCCGACAGGAACGGCACTCCCATTCCGCCTAGGCCGGATCCAGCCACAGAGGACGCAGAAGCCAAGAGGCAATGGAAGAAGCGCGCGGCATTCACGTACCACAAGAACGACGCCGACAGGACTACGCTGTATGCAGTGGCACGCAGCCTGAAGCTTGCCGAGCGTTTCCTTGGGCAATCCATCTGGTTCCCTCAAGAGCTCGACTTCAGGGGACGCATCTATCCCAAGCCCATCTACCTGAACAACCAAGGAGCCGACTGGCAGCGTGCCTTGCTGACCTTCTCGAAAGGGAAGCCGGTGGACAGCAATGCCTACAGCTGGCTGGCGGTGCATGGAGCCAATTGCGCTGGAGTGGACAAGGTGCCGTTCTCTGATCGCCTACGGTGGGTCACCGAGAACCATGCATGGATCGTCAAGTGCGGACAGGATCCGATCTCCAACCTGGAGTGGACCGAGACGGACAAGCCCTTTTCGTTCGTTGCGTTTGCCATCGAATGGGCTGCACTAGCCAACGACAGGAACCACCTATGCGCCCTGCCTTGCCATCTTGACGGATCCAACAACGGCCTGCAGCTGTTCAGCCTGATGATGCGGGACGAGCTAGGAGCGATGGCCACGAATTGCCTACCCAGCGAACGCCCTAACGACATCTACCAGCTCGTGGCAGACAAGGCCGTCGAGAAGCTGCAGCAGATGAGCGATCCCCTAGCCCAGTGGTGGATCGACTTCGGACTGAGCCGCAAGACCACCAAGCGCGTGGTCATGTGCCTGCCCTACGGGCTGACCAAGTACAGCGCCAAGGCATACATCAGGGACTGGTACATGGAGGAATGCGCCCAGCGCAGGATCAACTTCGGCTACGACGTGTTCAAGCACATCTCCCTGCTGACCGGAGTCGTGTGGGAATCCATCGAAGAGGTCGCCTCCAGTGCCACGAAGTGCATGGACTGGCTACGCAAGTGCTCGGACGTGCATATCGAGAACGATATGCCGATCAGGTGGAGCACGCCCAGCGGGTTCCTGGTCGAACAGGCCTACCGCAAGATGGAGAAGGTCGTCGTCAAGACCAGCATTGGCAAGGCCATCCGCCAGCATGTAACGGTGGTCGATAGGCCGGAGCTCAGCCCCAAGCGCAACCGCAACGGCATCAGCCCCAACTTCGTCCACAGCATGGACGCCAGCCTGCTCATGTCCGTCGTGCTGACGCTGCAGAACAACGGCGTCGATTCGGTGTCGTGCATCCACGACAGCATCGGGGTATGTCCTGCTGACGTGGGAATTCTGTCCACCGCCATCAGGGAATGTGCAGTGGACATGTTCTCCGAGCCGATACTTGAGCAAGTGCACAAGGAAATGATTTCGTACCTTCCTGCAGGAACCGACTTGCCCGAACCTCCTGCCCGAGGTACAATGGACATCAACCAGCTGGCAGATGCCGACTACTTCTTCGCCTGATTGCTGGGATCAGGCCCAAACCCAAGACCGGAGAGATCCACCATGTCAAGCCGCAATCCGCACATCACTACCCCCAAGGGCACCGCTGTCTTCCCGAAGCTCAACGAGCCTGACCGCCGCTTCAAGGCCGAAGGCGAGTACAAGGTCACGCTTCGGCTGCCCGACTCGGAGGCCAAGCCCCTGATCGCGCAGCTGGAGAAGATCCGCAAGGAGGCGTACGAGGTCGAGGCCAAGAAGGCGGGCAAGAAGCTCAAGATGGCTGGCCTGCCCTACGGTCCCGCCATGTCGTGGAACGCAGACACCGAAGAGAAGGTGCCCATGCCTGGCTTCACCGACTTCAAGTTCTCGCTCAAGGCACAGGTCACGACCAAGACCGGCAAGAGCTGGGAGCAGCGTCCTGCGCTGTTCGACTCCAAGCTCCAGCCCATGCCTGCAGACAGCGACCCCGTGGGCGGGGGATCGATCATCAGGGTGAACGCGGAGGTTTACCCTTGGTACACCGCATCGCTTGGCTTCGGGATCTCCCTCCGTTGCCGAGGCGTGCAGGTGCTGGAGCTCAAGACGTACGGAGGCGAGCGCAACGGCGCCTCGTTCGGCTTCGAGCAGGAGGACGGCTACCAGGCAGCGCCAGTCCCGTCAGGAGCGGAAGCCTTCAAGGACGAGGGCACGGACACGGACGAGTCCGCCGACTTCTGATCCATGAGCTCTCTCCCCTTCCCCGCAATCCGGATCTGCATTGATCCGGTGCCTTGTCCCAGACCGAGGGTGGGTCGGTTTGGGGCATACTACCCGGCCAAGTATTCCAACTGGCGCAAGAAGTTCCAGCTGGAGCTTGGCCGGGTAGTGGGGAAGGGTTTCGAGCCGAGCGACGACTTCCTGTACGTGGACCTCAGGTTCACCTGCAAGAAGCCCAAGTCAACGAAGCTTGCCTGCCCCAAGCCCGACATAGACAACTACGCGAAGTCCGTGCTGGATGCATGCAATGGCGTGCTCTGGTTCGATGACTCGCAGATCGTCTGCCTGTACGCCACCAAGCTTTGGACACCCACCCCCAAATGCGATCCGGAAATTCTGATAGTCGGTTCATCCGTCACGCCCCATGCCCGGCGTGCGGCTCGCAAGACAACCTAGCCGTCTACGACGACGGCCATTCCTACTGCTTCGGATGCGGACACTACGTCCACGCCGAAGGTCATGCCATTCAGCCAACGAGGAGAGACATGCCCACCAACCTAGTCGATACCGAATACCAGTCCCTGTCCAAGAGAGGGATCAACGAAGACACCTGCAAGCTGTTCAGGTACGGAGTCGCGGAGTACCGAGGCAAGCCTGCACAAGTGGCCACGTACTGCGACGACGCCGGATCGCCCGTGGCGCAGAAGATCCGCTTCCCCAACAAGGAGTTCCTGATCGTCGGCGATGCCCGCAAGATGACGCTGTACGGCAGGAACCTGTGGAGGAACGGCGGCAGGATGGTGTGCGTCACGGAAGGGGAGATCGATGCGCTGTCCCTGAGCCAGGTGCAGGGCAACAAGTGGCCCGTGGTCTCGATCCCCAACGGCGCGATGAATGCAGCCAAGGCATTCCGCGAGAACCTGGAATGGCTGGAGAGCTTTGACACCGTCGTCATCATGTTCGACAACGACGAGCCGGGACAGAAGGCAGCCAAGGAAGCTGCCCTGGTGCTGTCGCCCGGCAAGGCGAAGATCGCTTCGCTTCCCCTGAAGGACGCCAACGAGATGCTGGTGTCGGGCAAGGCCAAGGAACTGGTCGAGTCCATGTGGAACGCCAAGACGTTCCGGCCTGACGGCATCGTTCCCGGCAACGAGCTGTGGGACGCCATCGTCAACGAGCCTTCGGTGCAGTCGATCCCGTATCCATGGGCCGGACTGAACTCCATGACCATGGGCATCCGCCAGCGCGAGCTGGTGGTGCTGTGCTCGGGCACCGGCATCGGCAAGTCCAGCGTGTGCCGGGAGCTGGCCAGCTGGCTGATCGGATCAGGAGAGACCATCGGATACATCGCCCTAGAGGAATCCGTCAGGCGCACTGCCTTGGGACTGATGGGCATTCAGGCCAACAAGCCGCTGCACATCTCGATGGAAGGCATCTCCGAGGAAGAGCTGAAGAAGGCGTACGAAGCCAGCGTCGGCTGCGGGAGGGTGTTCCTGTACGACCACTTCGGATCCATCGACAGCGAGAACCTGCTGTCGCGCATCCGCTACATGGTGCGTGGACTGGGCTGCAAGTGGATCGTGCTGGACCACCTCAGCATCGTGGTGTCCGGCATCACTGCAGGAGACGGAGGCGACGAGCGCCGCCTGATCGACAACACCATGACTGCCCTCAGGTCCCTCGTCGAGGAGCTGGGATGCGGCATGGTGCTGGTCAGCCACCTGAAGCGGCCCGAAGGACGGGGCCACGAGGAAGGCGCACAGACCAGCCTGGCCCACCTCCGTGGATCTGCAGCCATCGCGCAGCTGTCCGACCTGGTGATCGGGCTGGAGCGCAACCAGCAGGACAAGGAAACGCGCGACATCACTAATGTCCGTGTGCTGAAGAACCGATTTACTGGAGAGACTGGACTTGCGGCTGCCTTGCGGTATGATCGCACTTCCGGTAGGCTCAGTGAAGTCGCCATCCCGGAGGCTGGCGACGAAGGTGAAACCGATTTCTAGGAGACACAGATGCCATTCAAGTCAAAGGCACAGCAGGGATACATGTTCGCGAAGCACCCCAAGATGGCCAAGGAGATGGCCGCCAAGACCCCCAGCATGAAGAAGCTTCCCAAGCGGGCGCCGAAGAAGAGGGGGTCCAAGTGAACGACAAGAACGCCAAGGCCGTGGCTGGCCACGCCACGCAGGAGACCAGGGACCTGCTCAGGTTCATCAAGGACCGCGCAGACCAGGGCGACCTGATGATGCACCTGATCGCCGAGCACATCGAGAAGCTGGAAGCCAAGCTCAAGCAGTACGCAGAACGGACCAACGTCTTCTCGTGAACAAGGACCCTTTCCAGGATCTCCGCGAGATTCTCAAAGTGACTATCAAACTAGTCACTCGCCTGAGAAGGGAGCGCGACCAGCTTCGGGCCGAGGCTCTGCACCTCAAGTCCGAGCACTGGGTACTGCAGCGAAAGCTGGAGATCCTGGAGAGGGAATACTCGAAGCTCAAGATCCACCTGAATGACTGAACCCACCATGAACACCATCACATTCGACATCGAGACCAACGGCCTGCTGGACGACGCGACCCACGTCGTGTGCATGGGCATCAAGGTCAACGACAACCCCGCAGAGATCCTCACCAAGGACCGGGTCCTTGAGGGACTGCACATGATCCACACCGCAGACATCGTCGTCGGCCACAACATCGTGGCATTCGACCTGCCCATGCTGTACAAGCTGTATCCCAAGTGGCCGGGCCCTACCGGCCTGTGCCGCGACACCATGGTGATCGGTCGCCTTGAGTATCCGGATGTCAAGGAAGACGACTACAAGACCGGCACCATGCCCAAGGAACTGATCGGGTCACACAGCCTGAAGGCTTGGGGCCACCGCTTGGGCCAGTCCAAGGGCGATTACCTAGAGGCAGTGACCGACTATTCGACCCTGGTCTACACCGCAGAGCTGGGCGAATACTGCGCCAACGACGTGGAGCTGACGCACAAGCTGTACCGCTACCTGACCCAGCGCGAGCCCAGCGTCGATGCCATGCACCTTGAGCACCTGTTCGCCATGCACATTTCGGTGCAGCAGCGCAATGGGTTTGCCTTTGACATGAACAAGGCAGCCGAGCTGTATGCCACGCTTTCCGGAGTGCGTGACGAGCTGTCCAGGGAGCTGGTCGAGATGGTGCCTCCGACCGAGATCAAGATGAAGACCAAGACCAAGCTGGTGCCGTTCAATCCCGGCAGCAGGCAGCAGATCGCTGCGGCCTTGGCCCGCCTGCATGGATGGAATCCCAAGGACTTCACGCCATCCGGCGAAGCCAAGGTGGACGAGGCAGTGCTGTCCACCCTTGAGTACCCCATCGCCAAGAAGCTGTCCGAGTACCTGATGGTGCAGAAGCGAATCGGCATGCTGTCCGAAGGAGACGAGTCTTGGATGAAGTCAGTCCAGCAGGACGGCAGGATCCATGGCTACGTCAATCACAACGGAGCGGTCACTGGCAGGTGCACGCATCGCAGGCCCAACCTCGCGCAGGTCACTGGCGTGGGATCGCCTTGGGGCAAGGAGTGCCGCGAGCTGTTCGTGGCTCCTCCCGGCAGGCTCCTCGTGGGGGTGGATGCGCAGGGGCTGGAGCTGAGGTGCCTGGCCCACTACCTCGCTCGCTGGGACGACGGCGCCTACGGCAAGGAGCTGCTGGAGGGCGATATCCACACCGCCAACCAGAAGGCAGCAGGCCTGCCGACCAGGGCCGACGCCAAGAAGTTCATCTACGCCTGGCTCTACGGAGCCGGGCCAGCCAAGATCGGGAGCATCGTGGGCGGGGGAGTGACCGAGGGCCGTGAGCTGCAGCGCCGCTTCCTGTCCAAGTTCCCTGCCATCGCCAAGCTGAAGAAGGCCATCGACAATGCCATCGAGATCCGTGGATACCTGACCGGACTGGACGGCAGGAAGCTGCCAGTCAGGTCCAGGCACGCCGCCCTGAACACGCTGCTGCAGTCGTGCGGAGCGATCCTGATGAAGCAGGCCACGTGCAACATCCACCGCCTGTTGGCCAAGAAGGACATCTGGGATGTCCTGCAGGTGGCCCACATCCACGACGAGATCCAGCTGGAGGTTCCAGAGCACAGGGCCGAGCAGGTGTCAGAGATTGCCAAGCACGCCATCGAGACGGCAGGCACTCCGTTCAGGTTCCGGATTCGGCTGGACGGCAGCGCCTCAATCGGCAAGAACTGGGCGGAGACGCATTGATGAAGATCCCCAAGACCGAGCTGGCGTACATCGCTGGCCTGTTTGATGGGGAAGGATGCATACGATGGCACGACACCCCGAGGATCAGCCTGACTTCGTGCTGGCCGCATCACCTGATGTGGATATCGGCCCTGTTCGGATACGGCTCCGTGCGCATCGTGCGCCTGAAGGACGGCAAGAACAGGACCACGTTCAGGCTGGAGATGTCCGGCAAGAATGCCATCAGGTTCCTGTGGAAAGTCAGGCCTTTCCTGATGGAGAAGCGGCACCAAGCCGATATACTGATCGAGCTGGTCAAGTACCCTAAGGGATCTGCCAAGAGAGAGCGCCTGATGAGCAGGCTGATCAGCCACAAGAGGATTGACTATGGACCCGAATGACCACACCAACCCCCTGAATTCATACACCACCGACGAGCTGCTCAAGGTGGTGGGCAGCAGGTTCGAGGCCATCGTGTTCATTGCCACGCAGCCGAAGAACAAGTCCTCCCAGGACATGACGTACTTCTCGGCTGGCCATTACCACAGCTGCCTGGGGCTTGTGGAGATCGCAAAGATGATGCTGGCTGCAGGAGGGCCAGAAGCATGACAAACGAGAGAGACCCGATCATCGAGATCGCGGAGCTGAGGGAAGCCAACCAGTCGTGGAAGGACCACTGCGACAGGCTGGACGAGGAGCTCAAGGAGGCTCGGCGTGACCTGATCCTGATGGCCCGCAGGAACGTCCTGCTGGTAGTCGAGATCGAGGACCTGAAGGAAGAGCTGGCCAAGATCAAGGGACAGCCCAAGCCTGATCCCGTCAGGTTCGATGAGGTCGAAGCCATCAACGAGAGGCTTGGTCCGCTGGCTTCGTTAGAAGAATGTGCCAAAGATTCTTACAGATCGGAGAACAGCCAATGAGCGAAGTATCCGAAAAGCTAAGGATCATGGCATCCAACATTGACGAAACCAGGCCGCCGGAGTACGACTACTCGCTGGCGCAAAAGCGTGTTGACGACGCCGACATCGACGCGCTTATCAGTGCCGCAGACGAGATCGAACGCCTGACTGCCGAGCGCGACGAGGCGAGAAGGCATCTCTGTGATCTGTATGTGAAGGGTCAGCCAAGTTCAAGCAACATGACAGACCAAGATTACGCTGCTGAACTTGGTTGGGACTGCTTCAAGGAGGGAACGTCCCAATGACCTGCGACCTCGAATGCGCCGTCATGGTCTTCCTGATCCTGGTATCTTCCATCTACATCGCCTTCGTCGTGAACAGGACCTTCAATGCCAAGAGCTAAAGCCAAGACCCACGCCCTGATCGACGGCGACATCCCGCTGTACCAGGCATGCTCAGCCGTCGAGCACTCCATCCATTGGGGAGACGACTGGTGGACGCTGCATGCAGACGCCAAGGAAGCGCGCGAGATGTTCGACCTGTGGATCTCCGACATCAAGGAGACACTCAAGGCAGCCAAGGTGACGATCTGCTTCAGCTCGTCCAACAACTGGCGCATGGGAGTCCTGCCCGAATACAAAGCCAACCGCGCCAAGACCCGCAAGCCTGTGTGCTATTCGGCGGTCAAGGAATACTGCATCGCCACGTACTCGTGCCTGATGTATCCGACCCTTGAGGCAGACGACGTGATCGGCTTGACCGCCACCAATCCGCGCAACAAGAATGTGGTCATCGTCTCCGAGGACAAGGACCTGCTGACCATCCCGGGCCGGATCTACAACCCCAGGACCGAGACCTACACCAACGTCTCTACCGAGATGGCGCAGCGGGCACACCTGATGCAGACCCTGACCGGAGACACGACGGACAACTACAAGGGATGTCCAGGAATCGGAGCCGTCAAGGCCGAGAAGATCCTGGCCGATTCCTGCAATTGGGAAGCCGTCGTGGCTGCATACACCGCCGCTGGACTGACCGAAGCAGACGCCTTGACACAGGCGCGCGTGGCCCGTATCCTGCAGCACAAGGAGTTCTATCCCCTCACTGGAGAGGTTCGCCTATGGACACCCACATCCACGTCATCGACTTCCGCGAAGTGAAGGACTCCGGCAAGCGCGAGGAGTTCGAGACGGGATCCCGCCGGGACACCCGAGAGGGCAAGGGCCGCTTCGACTTGATCAGCCCATTCGTCAGCGAGCGGGACGCCAAGCACCTGGAGAACGGGGCCCGCAAGTACGGAGACCGGAACTGGGAAAAGGGCCAGCCCCTGTCCCGTTACATGGACTCGGCCTTGCGCCACCTCAACAAGTTCATGATGGGCCACCGCGACGAGGATCACTTGGCTGCAGCCCGCTGGAACATCGCGGCCCTGATGCACACGCAACACATGATCGCCATCGGCAACCTACCCGCCGAGCTGGACGATCTTCCTAACTGGGTAGGGAGAGAGAGTCACCATGTTTCGTAAGCCACCGAAGATCGACCGCCTCCGTCACCGCAGCTGGGAGGACGTTGCCTTGATGTACAACGCCCGTACCGGCGAGAACCTGTCTGAGCACCAGGCCAGGGACATCGGCCTCAGGGCAGCCAAGCGCCTTGCCCGAGAGCTGAGGAAGCCAGCCAACTACCGGCTGCGCGAGGCCCTGGCTGCCGAAGGCATCGTCGTATGATGGAAGACCCTACGGATCGACCGTCCCAGATTGCCCCTATCCCGAAGGGGCTTCTGGACGATCTCAACAAGCGCTTCCCTGATCGCTGTCCTGACATTTCCTGGACCGACCGAGAGGTCTGGTTCAAGGCAGGCCAGCGGTCTGTCATCGAATTCCTAAACGCTGCCCACGCCAGGCAGGTCGAAAGCAGGTTTGACAATGTGCTACCGAAGGGACAAGCCTGAGCTGCCCGACACTCCGGCCAGGGATCCTGGCTTCAGTGGAGCCAACGAGATCCAGATGGACACCAGCGAGAAGCGTGCTCCGGCCAATGCCGTCCTGATGATCGGCAATCCAGACATGGCCGAGTACATGACATTCCTGAAGCGACGACGAGCTGCGGCCAGCGACGAGCGGGCCAGGGCGACGTACGATCCCCCGAGCAACTAGGAGCAAACCATGTGCTATCAGCAGAGGTCGCTCCAGTCCGGAGCCCAGATCGGCTCCAAAAAGGTGGCTCATGCCTATGAAATGCGGGGAAGAATCGGAGGCCGTCAGCTGTCCGGAACACGAGAGGGATCGGCCATTGTCCCGATGGCCAGCGTGATCAATACCACCGGAGCCCGCAGCGCTTCTGAAGCCTTCAGTAGCAAGGAAGCCATGGAAAGCTGGCGCCGTCAGCGGCCCATGACCGAGTCCGAGTACCGCGAGTATCAGTCCATGCCTGCTGAACAGCAGAGAGTCCAGGCCCAGTTTGGCCCGGCTATGGCAAGGTCCGGTTCAACAGGGGCAGCAGTAGCAATGGGGATGCAGTCTCGGGGCAGCAACAGTCGAGGCATGGTTGCCCAGCCTTTGCTGATCGCCCCTTCGTCATACCAGGAATACCTAGAGGCGACCGAGCGTCCGGCGCCTACTTTACGTCCAACACGCCTAGGCGTAGGTGGCGGCACCCGCTCCACCGGCCTCGGCTACTAGGAGAAACACCATGTGCTTCGGCGGCGGTTCACCCAAAATGCCTCCCCCTCCCGCGCCTCCTCCCCCTCCGCCAACCCCCATGGCGATTACGAAGCAGCCCAAGCCTTCGTACGTCGGAGAGCTGGAGAAGTCCACGACTCCTCCATCCAAGCGCGGCAAGTCTGCCTTGACCATCCCCTTCGGCGGGATGACTTCCAAGACCGGAATGGGGTACTGATCCATGTACAAGTCAGCCGCCAGCCTGTACTCAGAGTTTGAGACCGACCGCCACAGCTACCTGCTGCGCGCTCGTGACTGCTCGCGGCTGACCTTGCCCATGCTCCTGCCTGACGAAGGCACGACGCATTCGACCCACTTTCCCACCCCGTTCCAGGGACTGGGAGCGCGGGGAGTCAACCACCTGGCAGCCAGCCTGCTCATGTCCCTACTGCCTCCCAACCAGCCATTCTTCCGGCTGGCCCTGGACGAGGAAGCCATCCGTGCCCTGGGCGGAGTCGAGGAATACAAGACCGAGATCGACCAAAGCCTGGCCAGCATCGAGCGTGCGGTCATGCAGGAGATCGAGGTCAAGGCCATCCGGTCTGCGGTCTTCGAGGCCTTGAAGCACCTGATCGTCACCGGCAATGCCTTGGTCTACCTGGGCGAAGACGGCATCCGGGTCTTCCGGCTGAACCACTACGTGGTCAAGCGCGACCCTACCGGCAAGATCCTGCACATCGTGGTCAAGGAGACGGTGTCTCCGCTCGGCGTGCCGGACGAGGCCAAGCCCCTGGTCCAGCAGAAGAGCGCCACAGAGAACTCGGTGGACATGTACACATGCGTGCATGCCATCGAGAACAACAAGTACGAGGCCTATCAGGTCATCGAGAACACGATCCTGGAGTCCACGCGAGGGACCTACCGCGAGGACTCGATGCCTTGGCTTGCCCTACGGATGAACCGCGTGGACGGCGAGTCCTATGGACGCGGGTATGTCGAGGAGTACCTTGGTGACCTCAGGTCCCTGGAGGGACTGACCCAGGCCATCGTCGAGGGATCTGCTGCCGCCAGCAAGGTCCTGTTCCTGGTGAACCCCAACGGCATGACCCGTGCCGATGTCCTGTCAAAGAGTCCAAACGGAGCGATCCGGGAAGGGATGGCTGCTGATGTCAGCGTGCTACAGGTTCAGAAGCAAGCGGATTTCGGCGTGGCTCTGCAGGCTGTCGCTACGATCCGCGACCGCCTCAATTACGCTTTCCTCCTCGCCGAGAGCACGATACGAAATGCTGAGCGCGTTACAGCCGAAGAGGTCCGGCTCACGACGGCAGCGGTCGAGCGGCAGCTAGGCGGCATCTACAGCATCCTGGCCCAGGAGTTCCAGCTCCCGCTGGTCAACCGCTTCATGGACGTGATGTCCCGGCGCAAGCGCTTGCCCAAGGTCCCCAAGGAATTCGTCAAGCCGATGATCATCACCGGCGTGGATGCCCTGGGTCGAGGCAACGACCTGGTCAAGCTGGACGCCCTGCTGGCCGGGATGGCCCAGATCTTCGGGCCCCAGGCAATCGCCCAGTTCGTCAATCCCCAGGAATACCTGGCCCGACGCGCGGCTGCCCTGGGCATCGACACCAAGGGCCTGATCAAGTCGCCGGAAGAGATGGCGGCTGAAGCGAACAAGGCCATGATGGCCAACATGACGGAGAAGCTTGGCCCGAGCATCGTCGGGCAATACGGAAAAATGGTCGAAACTGGCGCACTCCCCGCGCCCGGCCAGGCCCAGCAGCCTATGATGGGCCAATAACGAGGAACACATGGACCGAGTAGAAATCGTTACCGGACAGACTGGGGCACTCAGCCCCGACCAGGAAGCCAAGATGAATCCCCAGGCACAGCCTCAGGCTGAGCCCACGGACAACCAGCAGCCTGCAGCCGAGCCGCAGGTCGAGGAGACGCCTCAGGACAAGCCTGAGGTGGATGCCGAGACCCAGGTCAACGAGATCGAGCAGAAGCTCGGGACGTTCTCGCAGGAGTTCTTCACCAACGGCAAGCTCAGCGACGAGTCCTATGGAGAGCTCAGCAAGCTCGGCTTCTCGAAGGCCATCGTTGACCAGTTCATCGCCGGTCAACAGGCAGTCATGGCCCGCGAAGAGCAGGCCGTGTACGACTCCGTAGGCGGCAAGGACACCTACGCAGCCATGGTCCAGTGGGCAGGACAGAACCTGTCCAAGGACGAGATCGAGGCATACAACAGCGCACTGTCTTCAGGCAATCAGGCCCAGATGCAGTTCGCAGTCAAGGGACTCCAGGCACGGTTCGCCGCCAACACCCGCGAGCCCAGCCTGAAGACAGCTGGAGGCAAGGCGCCTCAGGCATCATTCCGCAGCGTTGCGGAAGTCGTGGCCGCCATGAGCGACCCGAAGTACAAGACCGACCCGGCGTACCGCGCAGAAGTCGAGCGCAAGATCGCCCATTCCAACGTCCTCTAGGAGAACACCATGCCAGACACCAACACGACCAACACCGCAAAGCCCGGCTACAAGACCACCGAGTTCTGGCTCAGCTTCGCTGCCGTCATCGTTGGCGCAGTGCAGGCTTCAGGCATCGTCCCTTCCGAGGGCCCCTGGAACCAGGTCCTGGGCATGGCCATCTCCGCCCTCGTTGCGCTTGGCTACACCGGCGCACGCATGGCGATGAAGAAGGGCAGCTGAATTGTGTGGACCGCGCTTGGTCTCGCATTCAGCGCCATCATCAAGGAATTGCTCACTCTGTGGTTCACGAAGGCCACTACACCGACTAATGCGTCGGATGCTGTTCACCATCCTCCTGGCCTATATGGCCGCTTCAGGGATCTCGTGCAGCGCATCGAGGGTCGTGTTCGTCCACCCAGGTGAGCATCAACTAATCCGGATCGGTCCCAATGTCCGTGGCCGCGTGTACTTCTACAACGGCAAGGACTGGGAGCTGTCCGGGAACACCGTAGACATACCTGAGGGCTGGTATGCCGGATACGTCTCGCCTGCGGGCGAGGTCACCAACAAGCCCTAATCAATGGACCGAAGCGGGATGCTGAGGCTTGCCTGAGGGCAAGCCTTGTGTCATTTCCTAGGCCATCCGTTCAGATCATTCAGACTTCTACACAGGAGGCATTCCAATGCCCATTTCCAAGGTTTCATTCGTCGGCCAGAACTCGGCCACCGGCGGCTACGCCAACGGTGTCTGGGACGGCACGTTCGCAGAGCAGAACGAGCTCTTCCTCAAGATCTTCGCAGGCGAGGTGCTTCAGGCCTTCGAGACCGCCACGGTCATGAAGGACAAGCACATGGTCCGCACGATCACCAGCGGAAAGAGCGCCCAGTTCCCCGTCACCGGCATCGCTTCGGCCAAGTACCACAAGCCCGGCACTGACCTCATGACCGACAATGGCCATGACCTCTCCGGCTACGTGACGGCCTTCCAGCACAGCGAGCGCGTGATCAACGTGGACGACCTGCTGGTCGCCACCACGTTCATCGACAAGCTCGACGAGGCGAAGAACCACTACGACGTTCGCTCCATCTACAGCTCCGAGCTCGGTCGCGCGCTCGCCAAGCAGATGGACAAGAACCTGATCGGCGTGGCTCTCCGCACTGCGGCGACGTACGCGGCTGGCGGCGCTCCTACGGCGGTGGCTGGTCTCGCTGGCAACCCCAGCGGCACCATCATCGGCAAGAGCTTCACGCTGTCCGGCGGCTCGCTGCCCGTCACGGGCTCCGAGATCGAGGACTTCGTGGACGCGGCGTTCGAGATGGCTGCGGCCTTCGACACCAAGAACGTGCCTGCAGAGGACCGTTACCTGGTGCTGACGCCCACGTCGTACTACAACCTCATCAACTCCGATGCAGGTCGTCGTCTCATCAACCGCGACTTCGGCGGCAATGGCTCGTACAACGCAGCGAACCTCGGCATGCTGGCTGGCTTCGAGCTGGTCAAGTCGAACAATGCAGCGACTGTCTACGGCCAGAACCTGACGCTCCCGACCGGCGCGAACAACAACGTCTATGCGGCTGACTTCACGAAGGTCGCGGCGGCGGCGTTCCACAAGAGCGCGTTCGGCACGGTCAAGCTCATGGACCTCGCGATGGAGTCGGACTACGACATCCGCCTCCAGGGCCACCTCATGGTCGCGAAGTATGCCATGGGCCACGGCTCGTTGCGCCCCGAGTGCGCTGGCGTGATCTTCGACAACACCTGATCGACTGCACCCTGACGGGTGCTCTGTATGTACAACCCAATGCCTCAGTCCCCTACCGGGGCCTGGGGCTATTTCCCGAATTCGTCCCACAAGTCCGCACCCCTTCGGATACACTTGCCATGTCCTATGATTATCAGCAGAGCAGGTGGCGCAGGCCGTATTACCGGCCCCGCTCACGCGAGCCGATCTTCAACAACGACTATGCAGACATCGACGGGCAGGACGCCCAGCCGTTCATTCCCGCGCCGGAGTCCGAGCTGGACAACGGCTTTGCCCCGAACCAGCAATACTCCGTCGTCCTGAATGGCGGAATCGCCGACCAGCCCTAATCCCAGGAGCCCCTTCCCATGTCCGTAAGCGCACAGATCCGCATCCGCCGCGATACCGCAGCGAACTTCACCAGCGCGAACCCCACGCTTGCCCTAGGCGAGATCGCGTTCGAGACCGATACGCGCAACTTCAAGGTGGGCGACGGGACCACGGCTTGGACCAGTCTGCCGTATGCGACGAACTACCGAGGGAATGCGGCGGCTCCGACGAGCAACACCGTGGTTGGTAACGGGGCGGGCGCTGCGCTTCAGTCGGGTGGACTGAACAATGCGTTCATTGGAAACCTGTGCGGAGATGGCGTTACTACAGGTGACAATAATGTCGCAATCGGATCACAGGCGCTTACGTCACCATCCGCATCGGCTACGCGCGATTGCGTGGCTATTGGATTTTCAAGCGCGCAAAATACAACAGGTGACTTCAATGTTGCAATCGGATCCGCGGCACTTCAGACTAATACGGGTGGTACTGAAAATGTTGCAATTGGCTATTACGCCGGGCAGCGAGCGACAGGCAATAGCAACGTTGCCATAGGATCTCAGGCGCTTTTGCTTGGCGAGGCGGTTTCCAATAACGTTGCCGTTGGAAAGGATGCTTGCCGTTTCGGCACGGCAGCAAACAGTCAAATCGGCGTTGGGGCATTTGCCCTGTTTCGCAGTTTGACTTCGGACAATGTGGCCGTTGGCGCCACCGCGCTTCAAAACAACACGCTTGGCGCTGCCAACGTGGCCGTGGGCCGCTCCGTACTAAACGTAGCGACCACCTCAGTCGGAACCTTTACCACAACCCCTGTCGCGGGCGGCACCGGGTACACCGCCAACCAGACCGCAGTGACCGTCACGCTGGTCAAGAAGTCAGGCGCTGACACGTTCACTGGAACTGTTCAGGCATCCTTGACAACCAACGCAAGCGGCGTGGTGACTGCTGTAGCCGCAACTCCAGTGTCTGGCGGATCTGCGTTTACCGGAAGCAACGTCATCTTCGAGCCATCCGGGTTCGGCGCTGGTTCAGGCTGCGAGATCTCCATTGCCACCCTTGCGACTGGATCCAGCAACACGGCCATCGGTCATCAGGCTGGCTTGCTCCAGACCACTGGTAGCAGCAACACTCTTGTCGGCGCGAATGCAGGCGATGCGATTACGACAGGAGCGAGTAATACTGCGGTCGGTTTTGATGCTTTAGGAGGACTGACAACGGGAACCAATGTCGTTGCGATCGGGTCAACCGCAGCGCGTGGGGGCGCAAGCAGCAGCAACTCCGTTGTCCTTGGCTCCAACGCACAGCAGACTGGAGTAATTACAAGCGGCGTTTGCATTGGAACAAGCGCATCTATCAGTAATACGACTGCAACTCAAAGCATCGTCATTGGAGCAAGTGCAGGACGATACATCGGCGCATCCCCAAGTACGACCAATCTAACGGCGTTCACATCGAGCATCTTCATCGGTCATCAGGCTCGCGCCGCAGGCGATTCGCAGACAAATCAGGTCGTAATCGCAGGTGTTGATGGCGTCGGCAACGGCTCCAACACCACGACACTCGGGAACAGCAGCACGACTGGGACGTTCATCCCCGGCGGCAACCTCACGCTATCGAACGGCAACCTGATCCTCGGGACGAGCGGCAAGGGCATCGACTTCAGCGCGACCACGAACTCCAGCGGCACGATGACCAGCGAACTGCTGGACGACTACGAGGAGGGGACTTGGACGCCGACCGTTGGCGGATTCACAAGTCCAACATATGCATCGCAAGAAGGTTGGTATGTCAAGATTGGAAAGATGGTGTATTTCCAGTTGCTTATTGATTTGAGCGGTGGAACGGCAGCAGCATCACAATTGTTTTTCGGGGGATTGCCGTTCAATTCGGCAAGCACGACTGCACTTGGTGTTTCGGGCGCATATTGGGCGTATACGGCTGCACACGGGGCGGGGCCTAATGCGCTTCCGACTCTGTACATTGCTCACAACAGCTCTACCGTGCAGTGCTTCGACACTAACGGAAATCCATATAACGCAGACGAATTGACTGCTCCATTGACACCGATGCGGATCACCGGGATGTACAGAACTGCCTGACTTTGATTGCCGTAGGCGGATGCCTGCGGTGGACCTTCACACTTTTTCACAGGAGCAACACATGCTTAGCAAGATCACCATCGTTGACAAGACCGAAGTCCTAGAGAACGGATGCGTTCAGGTGCGCACCGCAACCCGCATCATGGAGGACGGGCAGGTTCTGTCCCAGTCGTTCCATCGTCATGTCGTGGCACCCGGACAGGACTACAGCGGCGAGGATGCCAAGGTGCAGGCGATCTGCGCTGCAATCCACACGCCCGAGTGCGTCGCCGCGTATCAGGCTGCGACCAACCCAGAGAACTGAACATGACCAACCCTGACAATCACCAGTTCTCCCCCGAAGCAACCTCCGAGCACATCCGTGGCCTACAGGCATCCGCAGACCTGATCGACTCCCTGATCGCCGCTGGTGTGCAGGATGCCGAGACCATGGACTGCATGGATCGCAACGTGCGCCACATCGGAATCATGTGCGCGATGGACCACCTGAAGAACTGCGGCGCGGACCTGACGCCTTTCACGGATGCGCAGGCCCGTGGCGCGGCTTGGCTGGCCTCGTGACCTAAACCCCTTCCCAAGGATCCCCCATGCCCCTCAGCCCTACGACCAAGCTCCAGGCAGTCAACACCATGCTGAGCACCATCGGCTCCAGCCCGGTGAACAGCCTGACTGGCACCAACTCGGCTGACGTGGCCATCGCTGTCCAGATCCTGGACGAGACGGCCTTGGCTGTCCAGTCCGAGGGATGGCACTGGAACACCGAACGGGAAGTCCCGATGTCGGCAGATCCATTGACCAACGAGATCACCGTGCCCACCAGCGCGGTGCTGGTTGACGTGGACTACCCCAACGACGGGGACTACGACATCATCGTCCGTTCAGGCAAGCTGTACGACCTGAAGACCAGGACCACGGTGTTCCCTGCAGGCACTGTCCTGAAGGCCACCGTGATCTATGCCCTGGACTGGGACGACATGCCCCAGGCTGCCCGGTACTACATCAACATCAAGGCAGCCCGCATCTTCCAGGACCGCATGGTGGGATCCGAGAAGCACCACGGCTTCACCCTCAGGGACGAGCTGCTTGCCCTAGGCAAGCTTCGCGACCACGACGGCGAGACCGCTGACCGTTCCATCTTCGACAACTACGATGTCTTCCGGATCATTGCCCGGAGATATCCCCAGGACTTCATGGGGTAATCCATGGCACTGATCTCCGTCTCGGTCCCGAACATGCTCAACGGCGTCTCTCAGCAGACTCCTGGGCTCAGGTTCTCGACCCAGGCGGAAGCCCAGGAGAATGGCTACAGCTCGCCTGTCGAGGGCCTGGGCAAGCGCCCGCCCACGGAGCACGTCGCCAGCCTGATCACCGGATCTGCAGGCTCCAGCTACGTCCACGTCATCGACCGTGGAGACGGGACGGAGCGGTACGCCGTGGTCATCAGGAACGGCTCCATCAAGGTCTTTGACACCCTAGGGGCAGAGAAGACCGTGACGGTGGCTTCTGGAGCATCCAGCTACCTGACCACCGTCGCCAATGCCGAGACCGTCTTCAAGGCCGTCTCCATCGGCGACTATACGTTCATCCTGAACCGCGAGAAGGTGCCTGCCCTGCAGTCAACCACTACGGCTGCTGCAGTCAATGAGGCCCTGATCTGGGTGCGCCAAGGCGCCTATGGGACCCGCTACCAGGTCAAGGGAGACCTGACCGGCGAATACACCAGCGGAGCCTCGGCCCTGCACAGCGGAGCCACCAACGCCCTTTCCACCGTCGATGGAGAGACGTTCCCCAGCGGCACCCACTGGACAGACGCCATCTACATCGCAGCACAGCTCAAGGGGACCTTCAGCGGCACTGGCTTCACGCACACCCGCCAGGGCTACACGATCCACACCACCAGGACCTCGACCTTTGACATCACCGTCGAGGACGGCGTGTCTGGCAATGGCCTAGGGCTCATCAAGGACTCCGTCCAGTCGTTCGCTGACCTGCCTTCCGTCGCCAAGGACGGGATGATCGTCAAGGTCGAGGGACTGCCTGATTCCTTCCAGGACGACTATTACGTCAAGTTCGAGTCAACCAACGGCACGAACATCGGAGACGGCCTGTGGATCGAGACCATCGGTCCTGGCGTCAAGTACCTGTTCGACTACACGACCATGCCCCATGTCCTGATCAGGCAGTCTGACGGGACATTCATCTTCAAGCAGGCCGATGGCGTTACTCCAGGATCCGGCGTTCCTGTCGGAGCCGACTACAGCAAGGCCAAGTGGGCTCCACGCGAGACCGGAGACGACAACACCAACAGCTCTCCCAGCTTCGTCGGACAGGCCATCAACGACATCTTCCTGTTCAAGGGAAGGCTGGGGTTCCTGGCTGGCGAGAGCATCATCATGTCCGAGGTCAGCCAGTTCTTCAACTTCTGGAGGACCACGGTCACTGCCTTGCTGGACTCGGATCCCGTGGACGTGTCTTCGGCGTACCCGTCGATCACGATCTTCCGCAGCGCCATCCCCTTCAGCGAGCGTCTGGTGGTCTTCTCTGACCAGACCCAGTTCATCCTGAGCGGGACTCCCATCCTAAGCCCAGGCACCGCCGTCCTGTCGGTCATCTCGAACTACGACTGCCTCAACCGTCCCCGCCCAGCCGTGGCAGGCGAGAGCATCTTCTTCGCATTCGACCGAGGCGGCTACAGTGGCGTCCGCGAGATGATCGCCAATCCCGACGACACTACCCTGCTCCAGTCCCCGGACATCTCTGCCCAGATCCCCAAGTACATCACAGGCAAGATCATCCAGCTGTCTGCGTCCACGCACGACAACGTCATGGTGGCCTTGGCTGACGGGGACCGGGGCAGCCTGTACGTCTACAAGTGGCTGAACTCCCAGGATTCCCGGGTCCAGTCCAGCTGGTCCAAGTGGACCTTCAGCGGCGGCACCATCCTGGGAGCCACGTGGTCCAAGTCAGAGCTCTTCCTGGTCATCCAGCGGAGCCAGGGCGTCTACCTGGAGAAGGTCGTCGTCGAGCCAAACCGGCGTGACCAGTTCAGCCAGTTCGTCACTGCGCTGGACCGCCGGATTGACCAGTCCCAGTTCGTGTCCTTGAGCTACAGCTCGGTCACCG